CGCTTCATTGATAAAATCTCTTTCAACTGATTACACCACTGAAGTTAAAGAAGCTATTTCAAGATCAATATCAACTAACACCGGTTCATTTACCACGTTAAGAGAAACGATAAACAAAACGCTTCAAGGTAAGTATAAAACCTATAAAAACAAAGCCAAAAACATTGCGCTAGATCAAACAAAAAAGGCTTATTCAAATATTGCAGCCTCAAGAATGACTGATGTTGGACTTGATTCTTATATTTGGCGTCACTCTGGCGGAAGTCAAAAACCGAGAGAACATCATAAGCATGTATTGAACGGCCAAAAATTCAAACTTAGCGATCCGCCTATCATCGATCCTAAAACTGGAAAGCGCGGAAAACCGGCAGATGATTATAATTGTTCTTGCTATATGGAACCGGTAATTTCTTTTGAATAAATCAGTGCTTTGCAATAGATACATAAACGACATATAATAATTTTAATACATAACGAGACTTTTAATAATGCCTCATACGGTAGATGAAAACGGATACATTCATATTAAAGATAACCCCATTTCAAAAAGTGGGGTTTTTCAGTATCTCGGAAAAAACATTTCACCTGATTTAGAACCTGATAAAGTTTATGATGTTTGGCGTCCTGAAGAAGAATTAAACAATCCTGAAACTATCGAATCATTTAAGCTTACCCCTTGGATCCCTTATCATGAAATGCTTGGTGATAAATACACTGATGCTGAAGATGTTGGCGTTCAAGGTGTTACCGGTGAAGATGTTTATTTCAAGGATGGAACTTTATATTCAAATTTAAAGCTTTTCGGTAATGATTTAAAGCAATCAATTAAAGACGGTTTGAAAGAACTATCTTGTGGTTTTGGTTGCGTGTGGCAAGTTATAAGCGGAACCACTCCAGACGGTAAATCTTATGATGCTATACAAAAGAGAATTCGCGGTAACCATTTGGCATCCGTTCCTAACGGGCGGATGGGTAAGCAGGTTGCTGTTGCAATGGATAGGGTAATTTTTGCCCTTGATAACTTAAACTTAGAACCTAAACCAAATGGTGATAATATGACTACTGAAGAAAAATTAGCTGAAGCACTAGCTAAAATCAAGGTGCTGGAAGATAAGGCTGCTGCCGATAAAAAATCAGCACAAGACATGGAAGAGGCCGAAAAGAAAAAGGCCGAAGACATGAAAAAAGCCGAAGATGAAGAAGCTGAAGCTAAAAAGAAAAAAGACGCTGAAGATATGGAGAAAGGCGATAAAGAAAAAGCCGGTATGGATTCAGCAATTTTAGCCTTGGCTGAAACTGTTACCGCATTAGGTGAAGAAGTTAAAGAAATTAAATCTTCTGCTCTTGATGCAAATTCAGTTGTTAAGGCTTTATCTGACAAGAACGCTTTGGCTGAAAAAGCTTCTGCTGTTGTTGGTGCCTTTGATCATAGCGATATGGACAAACAAGCTGTTGCAAAATATGCCCTTGAAAGAATCGGCATGGCTTGCGATTCAGGCCAAGAAGTTGCAACATTAAATGGCTACCTTGCCGCCCGTAAACAACCTAACTTTGTTGTTGACCACGGACAAGATGAAGCTGATAATTCACACTTAAAAGCTTTGGAGTTATAACATGACACAGAAAATCGTATCAAATAAAGCGCTAGGCACTGGTGTTGCAGGTGAATTTTATTCAACTGAACCACAACGCACACGCGGTAAAATCTTAGTTTCTGCCAGTGAAGCATTAAACTTAACTGCTGTTGCAGTAACTCACGTTGCTGGTGAAGAAGATCAAGTTGGTGTTGCGGCTTCTGCTGTATTCGCCGGTATTCTTGGTTCACCTAAATCATTACAACGTGTTGGCTTAGATGCTCAAACTGTCGTTCCTAACGGCACGGCTGTTGAATGTATCTTGCAAGGTTACGTTATCGTTAACCTTCCTGCTGCCGCTGCAATTGGTGATTTTGTTTATTACTCTGACACTACGGGGTTATTAGTAACCGCCGCACCTGCCGCAACTGCTCCGGTAGGCCATTCGCGCGTAGCTGGCGGAACAGTACAAATTAAAAACGTTGCCGCTGCTGGTCTTGGTATTATTTACCTTGATTCTGCCGGTGATTCAACTGAACCAGCATAGGAGCTGATTAAATGACTAAAATTATTCACACTCGATCAGTTCGAGATTCAAAGAGCATGGCCGGCGTTGCTTTAGATGAAGCTCAATTACTATCTTTAGCCAAAGACCCTAAAGCCTTGGCTAAATTGGGTATTGGCATGGATAGCAAGTTTGCTAAAAGTGCGGTTGCTCTTGCTATGGATGCTGGCATTGTTACGCCGGTTACTGCAAGTTCAATGGGTACACCTGTTCAATTCTTACAAGAGTTTTTACAAGGTGTTGTTCATATTCTTACTACGGCTCGCCGTGGTGATGTATTAGCGCCGTTGGTTACTGCTGGTAATTGGCATGATGAAGAGATTGTTCAAACAATTCTTGAACATCTTGGAACGCCTGAGCTTTATAAAGATCACGGTGATGTTCCGGTTACCTCTTGGAATCAAACGTTTGATCGCCGTACCATTGTACGTTTTGAACTTGGTTTACAGGTTCAGAAATTAGAAGAAGCTCGCGCTGGTGAAACTCAAGTTAACTCAGCACAAGAAAAACGTGCAGCTGTTGCTCTTGCGTTTGAAATCCTTCGTAATGATATCTTTTTCAATGGTTACAATGACGGTGCAAACCGTACTTATGGCTTCTTGAATGATCCTAACTTGCCGGCGTTCGTTACTGTCGCGCTTGGTGCTGGTGGTGATACTGAATGGGACACTAAAACTGTCGCTGAACGTGTAACCGATATTGTTACCGCTGCTGCTGCTTTACGTCAACAATCAGGCTCACAAGCTGATCCAGAATCAATGGCGTTAAAACTTGCGGTTGCTTCTGGCGTTAAAGATTTGATGAATGAATCTGATGCTTCATTTTCAAACGGTATGACTGTCAATGAATGGTTAAGTAAAAACTATCCAAACATTACAGTTGAATCAATCCCTGAATTTGATGCTGCTAACGGTGGTGATAGCGTATTTTATCTATATGCTATTAACGTTACTGGTTCAGGCACGGACGATGGCAATACTGTTGTTCAAATCTGCCCTTCTAAAATGCAAGCTTTAAACAGTGTTACAACTGTTAAGGGTTATGAAGAAGGTTACACTAACGCAACAGCTGGTTGTTACGTTAAGCGCGGTTATGCAGTAGTTCGTTATACTGCTATCTAATCGTAAACAGAACGCTTCAAGGGGTTTAACCGCCCCTTGAATTTATTTTTATAAATAAAACGGTGCTATCATGAAATCTATATTTTCAACATTATCAAACGATCAAGTATTTCCTTCGTACATTAAAAATGCAAAGGGAAAAAAAGTATCAGCTGCAAAAGCAAAGACGGCCATTTTAATTAAAGGCGGTGCTAACGTAGCAAACAAACATCATCTAACAGCTAAATTTGTTGAAACACAAATTAGTGATGAAGAATTTAAAACGCTTGAAAATCACCCCGTATTTCTTCGTTTGATTGATCGTGGTTTCTTCTCATTGAAGAAACCTACTTCGGGTAAAAAAGATAAATGCGCCCCGCTTGATGAAAAAGACATTAAAGCGAAAAACGCAAAAGCAACGGTTGTTACTAACAAAGAAACGCCTGAGTAATAATTGTGATTATTGTTCTTGATATAACGTCCTTCAGGGTTAATTTTCCGGCCTATTCGGTTGAAGCTGATTATCCTGATGTACGCTTAAATGCCCAATACGCTATAGGCAAATGTTATATTGATGATAGCGATTGCACATTACCGGAAGAGTGCAGAGAATATGCGTTGCAATTAATGCTAGCTCATTTGTTGCATATTCAAGATTCAATAGCTTCAGGACGCCCAACACAAATCGTTACTTCTGCCACTGAAGGTAGTGTTTCGGTTTCGTTGGCCGAGCCACCAAACACTGATACTTTCACGTATTGGTTTAGTACGACAACTTACGGTTTACAATTAATTGCCATGCTTGACGCTCAAAGCGCCGGCGGCTTTTATGTTGGCGGAAGTGAAGAACGCCGAGGCTTCAGAAAAATAAACGGTGGTTTTTAATGTCTCGCGTCACTGTTGATAAAACATCATTAACAGCCCTTAGTAAAGCTTTGGCTGGCGCGGATAATAAAAGCTTGCAAGTTGGTTGGTTAGAGTCGGCAAAGTATGCCGATGGAACACCAGTTGCAGGGATAGCCGCTCAAAATGAATTCGGCAACCCTAAATTAAGTATCCCCCCAAGACCATTCATCCGGCCAACAATAGAAAACAAAACTGAATCATGGGCTGGTATTGCTGATCAAGGTGCTAAAGCCTTTTTAAATGGCAAAGTCTCAATTGTTCAAGTATTAAATGGCATTGGCTTAAAAGCTTCTGCTGATATTAAAAATTCAATTGTTAGCGGTAGTTTCGTTGAATTATCCCCCATAACAATTGCATTAAGAAAAATAAGAAACGATGATAAATACAAAATTGGTGGCGCTCTTGTTGGTGCGGTTGCCGGCGCTATTGCTGCTGGTCAAACTGGAGCCGGTCAACTAGGCGATCAATCATTTGGCAATAAAGACCCGTTAAGAGAAACGGGCTATTTAATTTCAACCTTGACTCATGAGGTTTATTAATGAACTTTGGATTTAATTTACTTGCAGCTGCTCAAACGGTGATCGGCAAGCAAGATTATCAAATAGTTAAATGGCTATCTAAAACAACTAATTCAATTGGTCTTGATGTTGATGTTTATGATGTGGCTGAAAACAGAACCGGAAGCGTTCAACCGGTAGCAAGAAGTAAATATCAAAACTTGGGCTTAGACTTTTCAAAAATTTACATTCAAATATGGGATGTTGAATTGATTGATGCATTAAGCCGTAGTGAGAACGCCGACCAAATAATTTTTAATGGTGGCAAATATAAAGCGTTGCCTGATCTTGATTGGTCTTCTTCGGGTGATTGGAATAGTGTTTTATGTGTAAGGGTTTCTAATGCGTGATAATGACTTATTCAAAGTGATCATTGCTGAATTAAGATTATTGCTTGATGGTGAAAGCTTGGCTGATGTTAAAATAAAACAATCATATCAACCAACACAGCAATCAGCTTCAGAAGGTCGGCGCATTTTCATTCATAAAGTTGCTAAACACAGGAGCATTTAAAACGTGCAACATTTCAATTTGATGCGTTAGCGCAACAAGACCCAAGCGACATTAACAGTTTGACCGCTTCAGATATTTTAACCGTTGCCGCTGACTTATTACAAAGTTATGACGCGGTAAGGAATTTGCGCAATAATGGTGTTAATATTGAGCGTGTAACAGATGTTCGGCCAAGTTATTTTATAAATGATAAAGATAGGAATGAATCTTCACCTTCTTTTGATTTAACTGTAACTTATCAGCATAACTACGAAAAAGAGATCCCCAGTATTACAGGGGTTAACAGTAACCTACATGGTATTTAACAACTATGGCTATTAATTCAAAAAAATATGTACAAATAACGTCCGGCGTTGGTGGGGCTACTGCTGTTAGCGCTCGCGAATTGCTGTTGAGAATTTTCACAACTAACGAACAGGTGCCAACGGGTTCAGTTTTAAAGTTTAGCGACTTAGAATCTGTACTTGCTTATTTTGGTTCGACTTCTGAAGAGTATAAACGAGCATTACAATATTTTGGTTTTGTATCTAAAGCGATCACATCACCTAATAATATTAATTTTGCTCGTTGGGCTGATGTTGATACTTCGGCTCAAGTGTTTGGAACAAAGGCCGGTGCGCTTGCTGATTTAGTCGCAATTAATGCCGGTGCTATTACGGTTACCCTTGCTGGTGTTGACGGTAATATAATCGTTGATTTTAGCCTTGCTGGTGATTACGCCGCTGTTGCTACTGAATTACAAACTGAAATACAAGCTCTTGCCGGAACATTCGCAACAACAACCGTTGTTTACAATGCGCTTAAAACTCAGTTTATACTTGATACTAACGGCACCGCTGATGGCACTATTGCAATCACTGGTTTAGCTGCTGATCTTGCTGCTATAGGCTGGGAATCAACGGCAATATTCAGCGATGGTATAGCAGTTCAATCAATCACTGATGTTCTATCTAGTTCAACTGAATTAACTAATGACTTTGGTTCATACGTGTTTATTGAAACGCTTGGGCTTGTCGAGGTTGAAGAGTCTTCAGCGTGGAACATTACGAACAACAATGAGTTTCAATATCATGTTCCTGTATTGCTCGCTGATGCTCAATCTTACTTTGACGCGTTACAAGGTTATGCCGGAACAGGTGTGACGCTTTATGATCCTGCTAACGTTGATGAATTTCACGAAATGATACCTTGTGCTTTACTTGCTAGCCAAGATTTTAGCAAATCAGCCGCCGCCGCGAATTACATGTACACGCAAGATAGCCGCTTAACGCCAACGGTTACCGGTACAACTCAATCAGATACCCTTGATGCTATCCGTGTTAATTATTACGGTCAAACTCAAGAAGCTGGTACACAGTTAAGCTTTTATCAACGCGGAACATTAATGGGTGGCGCAACTGCTCCTTTAAAAATGGGCGTTTATGCTAATGAACAATGGTTAAAGTCTGATTTGAAATCTGGCATTTTAAGCATGTTTTTAGCGTTGCCAATTGTTTCAGCTGATGATGTTGGCAAGGCAACCGGTACTTCTTACATTTCCGCGACTGTTAACAAAGCAATTATTAACGGTTCAATATCTCAAGGTAAGAAATTAACCACTACGCAAATTCAATTTATCAATCAAATTTCTGGCCGTGACGATGCGCATTTTGATGTTGCTAGTAAAGGCTATTGGTTTATTATTGATATTAGTGAAGAAACGAATAATCAAGTTACTGAGTTCTTCTTGGATTACACTTTAATTTATGCCAAACGCGATGCTGTCGATAAAGTTGTTGGCCGTCACATTTTAATATAAGGGGTTTTTAATGCCTGATTTATCACACTTTGGGGCGATTGCTACCGTTACGGCAAGTAATACGTTACCTATACCGGCACCTATTACGCATTTTGCAGATGATGCGGATGGAATGGATTTACCTGAAATGACTATTGCCGATATGGTAATGGGTACTAACGGTGATGCTGTTACTTGGACTATTGCGGCACCAATTGAATTAACATTAAACTTAATTCCTAATACGTTAAGTCACTTAACCATGAATATAATTTTTGAGGCGAACCGCGCTGAAAAAGGTAAACTTCCGGCGCGTGATGAAATAACGATTATTAGAATAGCGCCTGATCTTTCAACGCTTACTTTAACTGGTGGTAAAATTATTAGCGGAACGCCGGCAACATCAATGGCTTCTTCTGGTAGACTTAAAACCGCATCGTATAAATTACGTTTTGCAAAAATGTTATACACTCCTTCACCGGATTCAGTGCTTAATATTTAATAGTTTGATCACTAGATAGGCAATCATGAGCCGAAAGAGACGCACCGGTCTTTTCTAGTGATCAATTCAATCGGTGCGACATTTGAAGGTGTATTATGTCAACTCAACCAGCCCCACAAATCAAACCATTAGAAGTTACAATAAAATCAATTGATGATGGTGAAAAAGTATTTCGTATTTCTCGTGTACCTGCTACACAAGGCCGAGAAATCTTTACTCAGTACATGCCAACCGCCATGCCTAAAATCGGTGATTACAAATCAAATGAAAAATTAATGAAAATGTTAATGTGTTTCGTTGATGTAAAAGCGCCTGATGGTTCTTGGATCCGATTAGATAACGAAGTTATTTTAAATTCTCATGTTACTGATTGGGAAATGCTCGTAAAAATAGAGCTTGAAATGGTGAAATATAATACAAATTTTTTCAGTCCCGAAAAGCTATCAAGCGCATTGAGCAAATTCAATCAGACGCTCCCAGATCGAATTATGTCAATATTGAACCGCTTATCGGGGCAATTATCAGCGAAAAGCAAGCGTCCTTAATAGAGCTTAGGACTATTTATGATTATGAAGATGCGCTTGATATGTATGAGTGCATCATGATCCCCAAAATCAACGAGCATTTAGCTATGGAATACCAAAAAAATAAGGCTGGAAAATGAGTTTATTAACCACCTTCGGCATTCTGTTTGAAACGGACGCCGAAAAAGCAAAGCGTGAAATTGATGATGTTGATAAGAGTTTATCTAACACTGAAAAAACCGCTAATGATACCGCTGATTCAATGGATGATCTCGGCGGTGCTGTTGATGAAAGCGCAACTAGTTTTCTTGGTCTTTCTGAAGGCTTGGTTTCTGTCGCTGCTGGCTTGGTTGTTGTTACCGGTTTATTTGCCGGTATAACTTCACAAGCTTTAGCAACGGATGAAATAGGGAA